CGGCCACGCAGATCCGCGCAATCCTGCTCGACAAGCGGCCACACCGCACGGTTGCCCGTGAGTTTGACCGCAGCTATGAAGCAATCCGCCAGATTCGTTTTGGTGCCATCCACGCCCAGGTCCACCCCGAAATCCCCAGATGGGAACAGCCCATAGCCCCAGTGGTATCTGATGCCAGCTGCTACAAGTGCCAGCACTGGGCCCAACGCTGCACTTTTGACTACCCCGATCCGCTTGAGGAAGGGCCGGGCTTTGCCAACGACTGTGCCATGTACGAACAATGACCAACCACATCCGCGCCAAGCTCGAGGCCCTCATCAGCGACTCGAGCATGTTCAACGCCGGCCAGCTCGAGGAACGCCGCCGTGTTCAGCTGCTGCTGACTGCAAGGGTGGACGAGCTGCGCAGCGGTCCTACCGTGCCGCAGGTGAGCGCGATTTGCGCTGAACTGCTCAGGATCCGCCAAGCCCTCGAACCATGCTGAACAGCAGCCAACTCGAACAGCAACGCTCGGACATGCTTGAAGCGCTGTATCACGCGAGCGGCCGAACCTGCGGCACCTACACCGGGCTGTGGCAGGAGTTCAGCCGCGACATTGCGGCCAACTTCCGCGACACTGACTACGCCGACCTGCACGCCGCCTGCGTGCTGGCGATTGGCGAGGCCGAGAGCCATCTGGCCGATAAGCACGCGCAGCAATGCATTCGCATCTGCCGGCAGTTTTTGCTGAGGGGCAAATGGCTTTGATCCGTTGGATGTCGAGCCATCAGACGGCTCGCGAGCTAGGCATCTCTGTACGCACGTTGCGCCGGTGGCGCGAGTCTGGCCGGCTGAAACCTGGCGAGCATTATCGACGCAAAGGACCATCGCCTGACAGCGACGTTATCTACAACGTGGCTGCTTGCGTGCAGACCATTGACGACTTCACGCGCGACCGCGCCATGGAGCTGGGGCATGTCTGATTTGATCAACCACCCCGACCATTATCGCCAGGGCGACGGGGTCGAGTGCATCGACGCGATCCAGGCAGCGCTGACGCCTGATGAGTTCAGGGGATTCTGCAAGGGCAACGTGCTGAAGTACGTCTGGCGTGAGCAGCACAAAGACCCGGATTCCTTAAAGAAAGCCCGGTGGTATCTCGATCGCCTTCTCGGCACCATGGAGCCATGAAACTGCCCCACCTCAACTGGCTCGAGCGCTGGGCGTTGCGACTTCTGCACCGCAGCCCGCGGATGTCGCTGGTCATTGCAAAGCCGATCAACAGCACCCTCATCTCATGGTCAGCGCTTGAGGATGACGAGCTGGCCATGGTGATCGCTGAGGATCTGCTGCTCATGCCAGACGACGACGAGCCGTTGTCGATGCAGCTTGAGCGCATCTATCACCAGCCGTCTTACGGCGAACGCGAATGATCAGCTTGTACGCCGGCCGTTTGCTGCTGGTGTGCACCTGCAGCTCCCGCAACTGGCAGGCTCATGTCGTGCTGGGTCCAAAGCCTGAGCTGCAGATCAAGACTGATACAGGCACCGTCCACTTGCCCACGGCGCTCGAGCGGGCGCAATCGGTCTATCGGATGGCGGTGACGCAGCTGCGGCCTGCTGATGCGCCGCGCATGTGCTGGGACTGCCTGCAATGGGACATGCGCATCCAAGGGTGTGACCTGAATCTGCCAGAAGCGAAGCGCAGCGGCGGCCGCTATGCGCCGCGCTGTGAGATGTTCCAGCCATGCCGCGCGAATGGGTGACCGCCACGCGTGAGCCGTGGTGCCCTTTGATCAAGGAATGCCTAGCCGCGATCGATCGGCACAACCGTCTGTTCTTCCAGACCGGCGACCGCTCGCATCTGCTGCAAGCTGAACGGCTGCGGCAGTATGTGATCGAGCTGAAGGACTGGATCAGCGGCCATGAGCGAAGCGCAGGTGCTGAGCCGTATTGACCGCGACGGCGGCTGGATCGAGACGTTAGAGCCAGAAGGCGGCGGGGAACTGTACTACCGCAGCTGTGCCCACGGTATGTGCCGCTACTCGAGCGATCTATGGCAGGCTGAGCTGTACTTGGATCACCTGCTGGCCCGATGACGCTGGTTTACCTAGCCGCCATGTACTGGCTGATCTGTGCCCTGGTCATCCTGCTGCTGAGCAAAATCCTGCCCTAGCCACTGGGCGATCGCCCACTCGCTGAACGCCGACCAGAACGGCTGCGCGCGATACCAGTCGATCCAGGGTTTGTGGCCTTTGCGGCTGTTGCATCCGAGGCAACAGGCGACCATGTTCGAGCGCACCGTCAGGCCGCCGTGCACCTTCGGGATGACGTGATCGAGCGTCGGGCTGCGGCCTAGCGCATCGCCGCAGTAGGCGCAGCGATAGTTCCAGGCGAGTAGGACCTGATCGCGCGCTGAGCGTCGAGTGACGAGCCTGGTGCCATCAATGTGCGCTTTGTCCACTGAGATCCGGCGGCAGGGGCATGGCCTGAACCTCGAGGCTCAGGATGTCGTCGTCGTCGTGAACGTGTTCCGCTATGCGGCTGTAGACATCAGCGGGTAGGTTCTCAGGGTCAGCGTCTGAGCGCACCACAACGGTGGCCTTGACCTCGACGATGAACGCCTGCATCGGTTGGCCGCTGCTGCCCCAACGGTAACGGGCGCGACCGTATCAACCTCCTATGATCCGCCAGCTACACCACCCACCCATGACCTACATCCTCGACTTAGGCCCGTGGCACGTCGGACCGTTCCCGACCCACATCGCTGCGCAGCACTGGGCAGAGCGCCATGGCGTCGATGACTATCGGATGATTCCGCTCGACGATCCAGCCGAAGCGCCGATCAGGATCGCAAGGCTCAATAATCCCAGCGCACCCTAGGCCGGCCTTTGCGGATGCCGAGATGGATGAAGCCCTTAGGCGCGCCATAGCCGACGCTGAACGGCCACTCTCGATCGACCCATGCCTGCACCTTATTGATGTCAGCGCCATGGATGAAGAAGTCCACCGCGCCGACGCTGGGCGCGTCATAGAGGTGCTCTGATCCGCTGGCGCCGCCAACCGAGCGATTCACGGCCGGGGGCCGAAAACCACTTGTGATCACGATCGGCTTGCCGCCGAACGCTATCCGCACCCGCTCGAGGAACGCAGCCAGCTCAGCGGCGGTGTCCAGCTGATGCTGATGGTCGAAGCGGCGCGCCTCCTGGTCAAGCGCGAACTCACCCAGTCGGATGTGCGGCGTGATCCGCAGATCAAACGAGCTGGCGGGCGTGAGTTTGGCAGGCTGCCGTTCAATCTCGACCACCTTCAGGTGTCCCTTCGCCCACAGCTTGCCCTCGGCCTCGCGGCGACGCCTCAGGCCAGCCTCGACGTTGGTGCCGGGGTTGCGGTAGAGCAGCATCGCGGCCGGCACCGCGTCCCAGTCCTTTTCACGCAGCTCGCGGCTGATCGTCTCGAACCCGGCAAAGCCGTAGAAGCCACTGCCCAGGTTGTAGGCAAAGCTCACCAGCGCGCACTGCTGGTGATCGGCCATTTCGCGCCAGTGGGGCACCGTCTCACGCAGTTTTGCGGCGATCCGGTCCACCTCCTGCCGCAGCAGCATGTCGGCCTCGACCCGGTTCAGCTTGTCGCCTTTCTTGACCTTCCGGCCGTCGCCGTAGCGTGTCGTACCCCAGCCGATCGTCCACGGCTCGCCGCCGCTGGCCGGGTCGGGGTAAGCATCGAGATGACAGCCCTCGAACTGCTGGATCAGCTTCAGGGCATCGCTCAGATCAACCTGTTTGCCGTCCTGGCTCCAGGTAGCGAACCACAACCGATCGCGACGCATCGCGGCGGCGTAGCCATTGACGGCCAGATCCTGCTCAAGTTGCTGGATCGCTGCAGCCTGATGCGGTTGGTTCTTGTAGTAACGAAACAGCGACTCGAGGGTGATCGGCGCGGTGTTGGCCACGATCAGCGGCGCTTAGGGAACATCAGTCGCGCAGCCTGCAGCAGCAGCTGAATCCAGCTGTTCGACTTCAGCGGGCTGATCGCAATGATCTCGCTGCCAGCAGCGATGACGATCGCGATGATGGCGGCGGTTTGCGCGTCCATGACTAACCGTGTGGGCGTGCCTCTAGCGTAGCCACCCGCTGCTCAACGCCATTCAAACGGGCAAAGGTTTCTTTGCGGTCTGACTTGATGTCGCCATGGAGCACCTCAAGCTGCGTGGCGATGTGCTCCACTGCAGCGGTGAGCCGGATCACTGCATCACGAGCCTCGTCGCTGCGGCGGCTGAAGCCCATCGCGCCCATCGCGGCCACGCTGATGGATGCCCCAGCAACAGCAGCGATCAGCTCGATCATGCACTCAGGTTAGCGCCTGCTGCCATGGCATCCCGCTGGCTTTGCTGGGATGACGCTGCTCGTCAAGCTGCGCCTGCAGGGCGGTCTCGATCTCGGTGACCTTCTCAGCACCAAAGGCATCTTGGACCCAGCCGATCACCATCTCCTCGGTCAAGTCGGCATACGGGATCAGCTTGTCCGGGCGCTCAAAGCCCAGTGATCCATACGCGCCGCTGCTGTAGGTGCCGTCTTCAGCGGTGACGGTGTAGTGGGCGGTCATCACAAACCCGTCGGCGGTCTCGCGTTCCAGGTTGGCGATGTGCCAGGTAAAGGTGGTGGCCATGAGTTGATGGGTGATGGTGGGAGTTTAGGACGGGTGTCTAGTGAAGGTGACTAGGCACCTCCTAATTAAGAGAAAATTAGGAGGTCATTAGGGAGTAGGTCTACAATCCTTCAAGGGATACAGAACAATCACTAAGCTCCTGTGAAGCTTGAGTGGCTAATGCAGTCACTGCGCTCCAATAGGCATTGAATACTGGATGGTTGCAATCTTTTTCAATTA